CCTACCTCGATCTCGGAATCGGTGAGGACTTCTCGACGAAGATCGTGGTCAAGACGAACGTCGCGTCGGTGCTGCGCCGGCAGGGTCACGAATTCGCCATCATGTTTCCGCGCCAGTCCGGCAAAAACGAGTGCCAGGCGCAGATCGAAGCCTATCTGCTCACCCTGCTATCCCCACTCGACGCCGAGATCGTCAAAGTCTCCCCCACCTGGAAGCCGCAAAGCCTCAACGCCATGCGCCGCTTGGAGCGAGTTCTCAGTCGCAACGTCTTGGCCAGGTCGCTATGGAAAAAAGAAAGCGGCTATATCTACAAGGTGCGCAACGCCCGCATTGCGTTTCTATCCGGCAGCCAGACCGCCAACGTCGTGGGCGCCACAGCCTCGGTGCTCCTGGAATGCGACGAAGCCCAGGACGTATTACAGAGCAAATGGGACAAAGAGATCAACCCCATGGCAGCGTCAACTAACGCCACCAAGATCTTCTGGGGTACCGCCTGGACAAGCCAGACTCTGCTTGCCCGCGAAATGCGCGCCGCCCGTGAAGCCGAGAAGCTCGACGGCCTCCAGCGCGTATTCCTGATCGACGCCGACCTGGTGCGCCAGGAAGTCCCCGCCTACGGCAAGTTCGTCGACGCCGAGATCGCCAAGCTCGGCCGCAACCACCCCTTCGTAAAAACGCAGTATTTCTGCCAGGAGATCGACGCCGAGTCCGGCATGTTCCCCGAGAAACGTATCGCCCTCATGCAAGGCGACCACCCCATGGTCAACTCGCCTGAAGACATCCGTTCAATCCGTGGTGAAAATCCGTTGACAGCCGCCCTTATTGACGTAGGGGGGGAAGACCGTTCTACAGACGAAATGAACACAGGAGAAAAAAACAGGCAATTATCACACTCAGACCACGACTCCACCACACTTACTATCATACAGGTCGACTTATCTACTTTAGCTGATCCACTCATCAACGCACCCCGCTATCTGGCAGTCAACCGGTATACATGGACAGGGGCAGGACAGACCACACTCTACCAACGCATCATGGCGCTACTCCACCACTGGCAACCCAGGCATACCATCATAGACGCAACCGGGATTGGCGCGGGGTTGGCTAGCTTTCTGGATAAGTCTTTTCCTGGCTCTGTCATCCCCTTCACCTTCAGCCAGAAGAGCAAGAGCGATCTAGCCTGGTCATTCATCTCCGTAATCGAAACAGGACGTTACAAAGAATACAAACCAATCGACATCACCCTGCTCCAACAACTCACCCACTGCCAGCTCGAAGTCTTACCCGGGCCCGGGCGTATGGCGCGCTGGGGCGTACCGAATGGCACTAGAGATCCTGCCAGCGGTGAGTTAGTTCATGATGACTATATCCTCTCTGCTGCTCTGTGCTCCCTACTCGATGAGCAGCAGTGGGGACAGGCGGAGAGCGCAGTCATCCAGCCTATCGACGTTCTGGCTAACCTCAAATTCTGAAAGGACACACACACACCATGCAAACCCTCATCCCTGGCTCGAACTGGTACCAAACGAAAGATTGTAACCCAATAGCCTATAACCTCTTCTCGCGCCACTACTCAGCCCGCCATTATCAAGACAACCGCCGCCAACGGCCAGGCTATCGCAATCGCTTCTCCTTTGTAGGCCCAGGCGAGAAGCTCGTATTAATGACTCCTGATTGTCTTGCCTTATTCACCTGGCGTAAGTTCATCGACAAATCCGGCCAGCAGGGAATTAACTGCTCAGTCTTTCGTAATGAAGGCCCCATCCTATCCAGCACACTCATTCTTGAAGCCGAACAAATCGCCTGGCAGCGCTGGCCAGGAGAACGACTTTATACCTATGTCAACCAACACAAGATCACTTCACCCAATCCCGGCTATTGCTTCAAATGTGCAGGCTGGACTTTCGCCGGTCTAACCTCTAAATCGAAACTAACTATCCTTGAGAAATTCCCAACCCTAAAAGGACACACACAATGATTAACCCAGACGTACCCGATCCAAATGAATCCTATTATTGCCTCGACAAGAAGGAGAACGAAATCAGGATTCAAATACTATTCAAGAAGAAGTTTGGTGAGAATCCCGCTGCCATATTCGAGTACAAAGGCATGTACTGGGCCGGTCCCATCCCCATGGCCAACAACCCCATCCTCGCCAGCCCCAACGCCGAAACCCGCCAGGGATGGAAGCAATTGGAGATCAAGCTATGAGCAAGCCAACTTTAAAGTTCATCCTTATAGTCTGCCTCATCGCCTTGCCCTTCGTTCTGATCATCAACCACCTGGAGGACAATCCCACCAGCGCCAAAGAGCAAACTATTTCTGCCGCCATCCACCAGTTCAATACCCTGGCAGATCAAATCAGCCTGCTCATCCTCACCTTCACTGGTTTCCTTGCTTTGATCTTCCTCATACTGCTACCCATCTTCTATCGCCCCCGCTGCCAACAATGCAACTTCCCAGGCACAAACACTTGCGAATGGTGCGGCACGCATCTTTGCCCGGAATGCCTCGAAGCCCATATCATGAACAACCTTTGCCCATTCGAGATCCCCGAACAGGTACTACGCGAACCCACCCTGGATGGCGCCAATATCATTATCACCACCGTCAAGAAGGTCAGGTGAATCATGACCTACCCAGGCGGCAAAGCCGGCGCAGGCGTTTACCAGACCATCATCAATCAGTTGCCACCACACCACAGGTAACCCCATGCTCAAGCGCTTTCGTTCCTTCCTTACGCAATACGCAACACGAAACACGAAACTGTCTTCCGTCTCCGTCCGCGTCGACGACTCCACCGGTTGGTCCTCCCTCACCGGCCGCCCGCACGACTACGACCCCGCCAAAATCCAGGAGCTCTACCAGGACGCCCTCGAAGCCTGGCGCAAGAACCCCATCGCCTGGCGTATCGTTGCCATCACCACCGACTACGTAGTTGGCGATCAGATCACCATTACCAGTCCTAACCGCAGCCTGAATAAGTTCATTGAGAATTTCTGGCACCACCCTAAGAACAACGTAGATCTGCGCTTAGAGTCCATGTGCGATGAGCTCAGCAGGGCGGGTGATTTGTTCGTCTTGCTCTTCCGCAACCCATCCGACGGCATGAGCTACATCCGCTTCGTCACCAAGGATCGCATCCAGCGCATCGAAACCGCCGAGAATGACTGGGAGACTGAGCTCTACTACTACGAAACCCAGGACATAGGCGAACCCAAGCGTTGGCCTTCCCCTGACGCGCTGAAAGCTTTATCAGTGGAATCCATACAATCCGAGATTTCTAAGTCTCCCGCCATCATGCTGCACTACTCGATCAACCGCCCGCTAGGCGCCTTGATGGGCGAGTCCGACCTCACCACCATGATCCCCTGGCTGCTGCGTTATTCCCGCATGCTCGAAGACCGTGTCCGCCTCCATTGGGCCACACGCGCCTTCCTGTGGCTCGTGACTGTGCCGGCCAACAAAGTCAAAGAGAAACAGGAATTCTACCGCTCACCCCCCGAAGCCGGCGCCATCGTGGTCAAGGACGAAAGCGAGCAATGGCAGGCAGTCACCCCACTCCTGCGCGGCTCCGACGCCAGCGCAGATCTCAAGGCGGTCAGGCAAATGGTAGACGCCGGCTCAGGCTACCCACCCCACTGGCGCGGCGAAGCCGCCGACGCCAACCTGGCCACCGCCACCGCCATGCAAGCCCCCACCGAGCGCCACCTCTTGCGAAGGCAACAGTATGTCATCTACGCTTTGCAAGATATTCTTTTTCACGCCTACCAGCGCAGCGCCGAACTGGGCGTCAACCGCCCCCTGCGCACCGAAGACTACGCCAGCCTGTTCACCCTGCAAATGTCCGACGTATCCCGCCAGGATAATTCTGCTCTAGCCCTGGCCGCTTCGAACATTTCACAGTCGTACTTCACTCTTATGACCATTCTCGCTCAACAAAACTCAGCCCGCATCAGCCCCACCCTGGCCAAGAAAGCCCTCGAAGCCATGTTCCACTTTTCCGGCCAACCCTCCAACGAGGACGAAATCGAGAAGATCATCGCCGAAATCCAGGCCAACGCCCCCAACCTACCCCCCACACAACCCGCCACGCCCAGCCCAACCAGCCCGGCCAGTCCGTCAACCAAACCTGGCAAACCAACGGAGTAACTATGACCCAACCCCAAGCCCCTTACAACGTCTCTGAGCAAATCAAGCTCACCCTGGGCAACCTAACGCTCGACACAACGCCTACAATCCCTCGCCGCTACCTGGCCCGCTTCATCAAAGCCGGCCATCCCCTACGCGCCGATCGTACACCCTCCAGCGTCATCGTCGAAGCCCAGGCCCTACAGTCCGCCGTCGAGCACGGCTTGTTTACCAATAAAGCTGTCTTCGTCGATCACACAGGCTGGATCGAAAGCACAGAGCTGCCTCGCCTGGCCGGAGTCACCTCCAACACGGCCTACAACGCCGCTGAGCAGGCCGTAGAAGGCGAAATCCGGCTCAATGACACTCCATCAGGCAATCTGGCCAAACAGATCATTGACGGCCTTCTCAGCGACCCAGGCTCAGCCGCCGACATCGGGCTGAGCATAGTCTTCTACCCCGTGTGGGCGCCACGTGACAACGAAGCTGACCCCCGCCGTTTGATCGGAATTACCCACGTCGAATCCGTCGACCTGGTCTTTCAACCCGCCGCAGATGGGCGCATCTTGCAAGCTCTATCTTCTGCCGCCCTCAGCCCTCTAGTTCCCATGCTCCGCGTGGAAACACAACCCCTAACCCAACAAGGAGAATCCCCTATGCCCCCCCTATCCGTTACTAACCCAACCGCACCACCCGCGGCATTAATGCCGCCCGAAGAAGCAGCCGTACCTCAGGCCGCCGCGAATGGCATTAATGCCACAAACTGGGTAGACGAGCTGGCCACCACCGTAGCCCAGCAAGTCATCGCCACCAGCGGCCTGCCTCAACCCGCCCAGGCCCGGCTTAGCTCGCAGGTCTTCGCCAACCCCCAGGACCTGCACACCGCCATCGAGACCGAGCGCCGCTACCTGGCCTCCCTCACCGAAGCCAACGTCATCCAGATCGGCGCGCAGCCCCCACGCGGCGCGCAGATCACCGGCATGCGCACCAGCCTGGACAAGATCGCCCTGGCGCTGGAAGCGATGTTTGCCGGCACACAACCCGGTTCTGGCATCCAGCCTTTGACCGGTATCCGTGAGCTGTACCACCTGCTCTCCGGCGACTACGAAATGACCGGCGTCTTCCAGCCCGAGCGCATTTCCTTTGCCAACGTCGACTCCTCCACCATGGCCAACCTGGTAGCCAACGCCCTGAACAAGCGCGTGGTGGCCGAGTTCCAGCAGTACCCTCAATGGTGGCTGCCTATCGTAAATCTGGAGTCGTTCGCCAACTTGCAGCCCGTGAAGTGGATCATCCTGGGCGGCGTAGGCGAGTTGCCCACAGTCACAGAAGGCGCAGCCTATACCGAGCTGACCTGGGACGACAAGTACGAGACGGCCGCCTTCGTCAAGAAAGGCGGCTATCTGGGGATAACGATTGAGGCCATCGACAAAGATGACACCAATCGCCTGCGCGCCGCCCCACGTGCGCTCGCACAAGCCGCCTGGCTGACTTTATCCAAGGCAATCTCCAGCATTTTCACCGAAACTTCCGGCACAGGCCCGCTGGTGGTCGACGCCACCCGCCTATTTACTACCGGTCATGGCAACCTACTCACCACCGCCCTGTCCATCACCGCTTGGAATGCTGTTCGCTTGGCCATGCGCAAGCAGACCGAGCTCAATAGCGCTGAGCGCCTGGGCGCGCTCACCATGCCCAAGTATCTGCTGGTACCTCCCGATCTGGAGGTTACCGCCCTGCAGGTACTGGCTTCCGAGTTCGACTATACCTATGCGCTCAGCAATGGCCAAGAAGCGCCTCCCAACATCAACGCCGATGGCAACGATTTCCAGGCACGCATGTCTATGGCCCGCAGCCGGGTGATCGTGGTCGACCTGTGGACGGACGCCAACGACTGGGCAGCCGTATGCGACCCACGCCTGTACCCCACCATTGGCCTGGGCTTCCGCTACGGCACTACGCCCGAGATCTTCAGCGTAGCCAGCCCCACAGCCGGCCTGATGTTCAGCAACGACACCATGCCTGTCAAAGTGCGCTTCTTCTTCGCCACCGGCCCGGCAGACTACCGCGGCCTACATAAGTCGAACGTTGCGTAGACGTATCACGACATTTATGTCGTCATTTCTTCCTTCTTCTCCTTTGCCTTCCCCTCTCCCCAAGAACGCCCGCATACATATGGGTGTGAGGGGGAAGGGGACAGGAGAGAACTTAACCGGACGTTCTCTGTCCACATTGACCATTAGTGGCATTAATGCCATTAGAAAGGACTTACTCCCATGATGCGAGTTTTTCAGCAAGTTTACATCGTCCAGGGCACCCTGGCCGCCAACCACACCTACAACTTCGTCGCCCCCTTCAACATCCAACTCGTCCACGTCAGCCTGTGCAACTCCACCGCCAACGCCGGCACGCTCAAGGTCGGTACCCAGGCAGACGATGACGCCTACCTCGCCGCTGAGAACTTCGGCGTATCCAGCGTCCCCGCCGAAGTCAGCACCCCAGCCGGCTTCGATGGCGTCACCGCCGGCGGCCAGTACCCCCACATCGCCGACGGCACCAACGTGCTGATCACCATCACTAACAGCGGCACAGCCATGGCCGGGGCGTGCGTCGTGCTCACCTTCACCGAAGGATAATTATTTCCTGATACGGGACGCCCTCCTCGTTCCGCACACCAGGCAAAAGCCAGTCCCCGCGCCTACCGGGGACTGGCAATAAATTGTTGTAGACGGGATGGACCATCCCGCCTAGAAAACTAGAAAACTTTGCGCACTAGCGAGAACTTATGACAATAGCCGCCACCTCCGCCCAGTACGTCCCCGCTTCCACATCCCAGGTCATCCGCACCGGCCCAGGCGTGCTCGTGGACATCATTGCCACCACCACCAGCGCCACCGCCGTGACCATCACCTTCTACGACAACTCCGCCGCCAGCGGCGCAATCCTGCTCACCCTCAACCTGCAGGCAGACTCTCCAATTCATATCCACTATCCTTTCTTTCCCCTGGCCCTGCGCTTCTCCGTCGGCCTGGCCATCACCACGCCGGCCGGAACGACCTGCCATGTTACAATTGCCTACTAGATATGACAACACTTACCGAACTGCTCACCCTGTGCCGTAACACCCTCGGCGACCTCACCGGCGGTTCCTACGAGTGGGCTGACGCCCAACTCACCGCCTGGATCAACGAAGCGCTGAAGGATATGTCGATCCACTTCCCCGTCCAGACCGAGA